AACTTGACTATTGAAAATAACTGTAGTAAAATTACAACATGCGTATATTAACATTAGAAAACAAATATTATAATTTAGAAACACTACCTGACGAGATAGATGATTTACGTTTTGCTATATTGGACAATAGCAATCCACAGAACGTAGACTATCATTATATCCCATTGATCTTTTTAGAAAGCTTTAATGCCCCTGCATTAGTATTAAAGATAGGTGATCGTAATATCAAAATGCCATTAGATTGGCAAATATTGATCGGTGAAAAGGAACATGGTGATCTTGAAACACTTCCATTGAGTAGTTTGAATGATCGTGGATTTAGTGCATTCGAATATAATCCACTAACTTCATTTAGTCCCAGTTTCCTTCCAATCGAAATCGTAGATATCTATCACGAGGTTACATGGTATGCCCCTAGATTGCGTAATGGTCAGTTCTTATGTGTACCTATTGACGATGGTGAGAAGCCACGTTGTGTTTATTTCGTCAAAGAGATAAGCCGCAACTGTGAAATCGTTGACTACAATCAGGTATTCTAATGAAGTATGGTGTAAAGATTCCTTTCCCTGACGGGGAATTCTTATGGGTAACTCAAGGTGACAGCAAGTTTCATCTTGAACCTATGCTATTTGAGTCACGTAATGAAGCGGAAGAATATGCCTTGACTGTCTGGGGCAGTAATGCTAAAGTAGAACTGTATGGCGAAAGCAAAAACACCCACTGACGAAAAGTTTGACAAAATAGACTTTGACTTGTTCGAAGCCATAGCCGCCATTGATAAAAAGGACTATGACTATTATGATCGTCTAACTGAAGAGCAAAAGAAAAAGTTTGTACCTTACATGATGTTAATGTGGGTCAGTACTGTAAAGGGCAGTCATGACCTACAGAATTATTATTTGCAAAGTACGGACTATCATGCTAACAAACATATGTTCAATGAAAGTGTACAAAAACATCCTAAACTACAATGGTTGATGTTATGTGCTGCAAGTCCGGGCATGGGTAAACAGTATCATCAGTGGATACCGCATATCCCAGCTGGTGTTTCAAAACTAAAAACTTTACCTAAAGTAAAAGAGATTAAAGACTATTATAAAAAAATCTATCCAAAAGCTGATGATGCTGCGTTGACTGAAGTATCAGAACTGTTCGTAGCCAAACAAAAAAGAAAGATGTATCTGGCTGAGAAGTTCCCTAACTTAAAAATCGATGAGATTGAAGTATTGAATGAGTTAGTAACCGATGAAGAAATTAGAATTTATGAAGAGCAATCAGGAAACTGGTAAGCATAAATGTGATTTCTGTGGTCGCGAATTCGTCAGAGAAACTACCATAGAAAAACACGTATGTGAAAATAAAAGACGCTATCAAGATAAAGATAAGCAGGCAAACCGTATAGGTTTTCAAACTTGGTTACAATTCTATAATAAAAACTCCAACAGTAAAAAGAAGCGCACTTATGATGACTTTGTTAAGTCAGCATATTACATTGCTTTTGTAAAGTTTGGAAACTATTGCGCTACTGTTAATGTTTTAAATGTCAATCGATATGCTGATTGGTTATTGAAAAATAATATAAGCATTGATACTTGGGCGCAAGACTCAAACTACACAAAGTTTATCATTGATTATTCAAAGACAGAAGATCCATTAGATGCTATTGCTAGAAGCATAGAGACTACTGTTTTATTAGCAGAAGAATTCAAGATACAAACAAAAGATGTATTCCGTTATGGTAACAAAAACAAAATATGTTATCAGATAGTCAAGGGTAAAATAAGCCCCTGGATATTATATCAGAGTAAGAGCGGTATTCAGTTTATAGAAAGTCTGGATGTTACGCAACAGAAGATGATTCTCGACTATATCAATCCAGAGCAATGGGCAATCAAGTTCAAGCGTCAATCAAACATTATATCTGAAATAAAGGAATTACTAAATGCCGGTGGTTATTGAAGATAATAAATACCGTGTAAGGATTCACTGGCAAAGTTATAATCAAAATTGGAATGAAATTTGCGCTACGGCAATTGAGTATTTTGGATTGCCCGGCGATAAATTTAGTACTGTCGTTTGTCAAGAATATATGGATTTCTGTTTTAAGGATGAAACAGATGCGATATGGTTTAGTTTAAAAGTAGAATGAGTAAAGAAATAAAAGAAAAATTAGAATCAGGTGAAGGATATGTAATCCTTCCTGGATTCATACCTTCATTGCTTATAGCAGATTATAAAACTATACTGAATGAATTATATCCAGTACGTGCTAGCAGTAGCAAGAAAGTCTATGCCGAGCGTGATGATATCAAGAACCTAGAAGATATCAGCGTATGGTGGAGCCAAACTGTAGACAGTTATAAACCCTTTCAATCAATAAAAAAGTTGGTTGATCCTGTCGTACAAAATAATTTTATAAACATGGAATTTTATGCTACTGATACTGTCACTATTAATCCTGGTAGTCAGTGGGTAAGCCCTCATGTCGATACTCCGCACAGATTTGAAAAATGGAACTTTGACAAAAGACTATTAGGTATACAGTGTATCATTACACTTGAAGATGTAACTAAAGATAATGCTGCTACTGGATTAGTTCCATTCAGTCAAAAGCGTGATTTTGAAATTATGAAATGTTATACCGGTGTGTTTGACAGATGGTTTCTTGATAATTGCAAACAGCATGACATGCCTAAGGGTACACTACTAATGTACAATTGTAGAGTACTGCATAGTAGTATGCCAAACAACACAGACAAAGCAAGGTCTGCGTTACTAATGAATTACCTACATAAAAGTGTTATTGATGAAGTCAGTAAAATAGATAACGTCTGGAGTAGCAATGGTAAACGTCCCTAAAGACTTCCAAGACTTTGACGATGATGACGAAAGTTGGGAAAAGCGTAAGAACCGCTGGAAGTATTGGACTAATCTCAAAAATCTCAAACTAGAATTTAGAGAAGAAACGGGTAGCAGAGACCATAAAGAATATATGAAATGGTTAACAGAGAAATATGGATTCAGACCTACTGAAAACATTGACGGTATGCTAAGTGATGATTACGAAATACTTGACGAAAAGAAATTTTTAGTGTATATTCTTAAGTATGGCTAATGATTTGATGATAGATTTGGAAACCCTTGACACAAGCCCCTATTGTGTCATACTTACTATTGGCGTAGTAAGGTTCGATCCATATGGACAGGGTGTTGCTGAACGATGGACATTTAAACCTACCATCGAAGATCAAACAGAGATATATAATCGTATCATATGCGACAATACTATTAAATGGTGGAGTCAACAGAACCCTGCGGCATTAGATGAAGCATTTAATGAAGATGGGCGCATATCATTTAAAGATACTATGGAAGAATTATATAAGATAGGATGGAATCGTAGGGCAGTATGGAGTCATGGTGCTCCCTTTGACGTAGTGGCTTGTGAAACAGGTATGCGCCAGACTAGCGAACGACCTAATCCTATACCATGGCCATTCTATACTGTACGTGATACCCGTACGTTGTTTGAAGTCGCTGGTGTAAAACTCAAAGACGGCGGACATGTAACTACACACAAAGCAGTTGAAGATGCTGAACGCCAAGCTGTTGTTGTACAAGAGGCATACAAAAAGCTTGGACTAACTAGGTAAATAAAATAGTGAAAGCAGTTCGTAGACATGTTTTACCATACAGAAACCATCAGCAAATGATACAATGGTTGTGTGATAACGTACAAGAAAATTATTATGAAGATGGCAGGAAATACAATTCTAGTTCTATTAGTCAGTTTATTGAATGGCGTAGTAAGGATACTGTGAGTTGGGTGTTTAGAATAGCCGGTATGCCGCCTAAATGTTTAGTTGAGATTATTGATGAAGAAAAAGAAATATTGTTTTTGTTGAGGTGGAGTTGATGGTTAATGTAGGTATATACGGGGATAGTTTTGCTGACCGCGCACCCGCACATCTTATTGATGCTAGCAAAGGATTAGTACCATGGATGGATACGTTTAAAGAATTATCAAACACTAAAATTACTAATTATGCACGAAGTAGCACTAGTCTATGGTATTCTTTCAATAAGTTTTTACAGACATACGAAGAATATGATATAATTATTTTTTCATATTCTCATTACACGCGATGGAATGG